ACTTATATGGGAACAAGTGCATACATGGCAAAGAACGGAGTTAAATAATGTTACAAGCGTTGATAGGTCCAGTTACTGGACTACTAGATAAGTTTATACCAGATGCAGACAAAAAGGCAGAACTTGCTCATAAGATAGCCACCATGTCTGAAAGACATGCCCAAGAGTTGGCACTCGCTCAGATAGAAGTTTTAAAAGAAGATGCTAAAGGTAACTGGTTTCAATCGTCCTGGAGACCCTTGATTGGCTGGATTTCAGGACTCAGTCTCGGTATAAATTACATGGTATCCCCAATTTGTGCTGGTTTTGGAATTACAATACCACAAGCAGACATGTCTGTTATGATGCCTTTGATGTTTGGTATGCTCGGAATCGGCGGAATGAGGAGCTATGATAAGATGAAAAAGACGGATACAAAGAAATGACAAGAATAAACTTAGAGTTATTTAAATTTTTTAATAAGATAGGTAATTATTTTTATCGCAAACATGTAGAGGGAATCAAACGAAGTGTCAGAAGATGATATTTGTTACATACATAAGATAGCATATACTAAAACAGTAACAGAAGAGCCAATACCTTTTGCAGGTGTCGTAAAACTTGTTACATACAAATGTCCTATGTGTGCTCATCCCATAGAAGGAACTGAATATGAAAAAGAAAGATCCTAAAGTTGGAACTGGCAAGAAACCAAAAGGTTCAGACAGACGTTTATACACAGATGAGAATCCAAAAGACACCGTCAGAATTAAGTTTGCCACGCCTGCTGACGCAAGAGCAACGGTTGCAAAAGTTAAAAGAATCAACAAACCTTTTGCGAGAAAGATACAAATCCTTACAGTTATGGAACAACGAGCAAAAGTGATGGGTAAGAACGAAGTTGTTAGAATTGCCAAAGCTGGAAAAGAGAGTATAAGGAGAAAAAAGAAATGACAAGAATAAGACAGTTTGCAAATGACATGGGAATATCATACAATAAGGCGAAAGGTCTTATCGATAAGGGTAAGAAACGAAGAGATGGTGGATCAACAGTATTGGAGAGTTACATGCCTATAATAATTAGAGAAAAAAAGAAATTAAAGGTAGAAAAACCTAAAAGGAGACCCAAAAAGGATCCGTTCAGGGCAGACAAAACAGAATCTTTAAATAGAAAATTTAGCATGGAAACTGCTAAAGCTAACGAAAAAGCTATTAAAGAAATAAAGAAAGCCATGGGTGGTCTTGAAAGATATGAAGAAGGTGGAGTAAAGAAAAAGAAAAAGAAAGAAGATTTACCAAGATACAGACAACCAATATATGACGATCCAGAAATAAAAGGAAGAGGACGAGCACCTTTACCTGCTGATTCTGAAGATCCAAGATTAAGAGCATTAAAAAAGATGGGCATTGATCCAAGAATGAAAAAGAAAGATGGTGGTGCTTTTCCAGATTTAAGTGGTGATGGCAAAGTAACACAAAAAGACATCTTGATTGGTAGAGGTGTTATTAAGAAAAAGATGGGTGGTATTGCTCGTGGTGGAGGAGCCGCTATTCAAGGAACTGGATTTAAAGGGGTTTATTAGTGGAAACCAATTTTTCTGGTTATTCTCAATATTCAGAACCTGGGTTTGATCCTTCGGTCTCTTCTTCAGCTACTATGGGACTTTCTGATGAGGCTATGGCTTCCATAGGAAGTGATGAAAATCAAGATCAAAGTTTTTTTGGTGGGTCAGATACTCCTAACGTAATGGACTTTGGTCGTGGACCTGTATCAAATATTTCAAACGCTGCTAACTTTGACCCTAACTTCGCTGCTTTAGGTATGATCGGTAGAGGCTTAACCCCTGGTTTTGACTTGCGTAATCAAATATCATTTGATGTTCCAAGCCAAATGTTACCACAACTTGAAGGATCAAGAGGTCCACTTGCACCTAAATTTTATTCTCCAGTGGAAAGAACTCTGGTAGAAATGGAACCAGTTGGCATTATGTCTATAATTGGTAAAGGACTTCAAAGTATAATGGACACTGCTAAGAGTAGTTTTAGTGATGCAAAAAGTGCCCTTGGTTTTAAAGGTGATGCAGCAGGTGGTCTCAAAGACGAAGATTTTACTGGATTGATGGGAACTAGAGACGATCAACAAATATCAGATATGTCACAAATAGGTGCTCAGATGAATGTAACAGATCCAGTTGTTTCTGCACCAGCGTCTGTAAACATGGCATCAGTTCCTCAAGTAAGTTCTGTGTTTGACCAGTTTGGAAATGCTTACCGTTCTGGTTTTGATAGAAACATGGCAGAGATGGCTCAACAAAGTTTGTCTGGTGGTATAGCTAGTGTGGCTCCAAGTCGAGCAACAGAAGTAACACAGGCAATGACAAATACATTTAACACAACATACGGTGACTTACCAACTAGCTTACCTGGAGTTACAAATCCAAACATGGCACTTGCTTTACAAATTCGAGAAAGAAGACCAGATTTGACTCTCGGTCAAGCCATGAACATGGCAACAATGGAATTAGCGAAGAGAAAAAGGTTAGGTGTTAATTAGTGAAAGTAACCGATTTCTTATATAAATATCAAAAATCCTTGAACGATAGGATAAATGAGATTAGTATTGCATTGACTAGTGGTAACGCCTCTGATATGGCTAGTTATAAGGCGATGGTAGGAGAAATACAGGGTCTATCCTACGCATTAGAACAAGTAAGAACCCTGCTGGAGAAAACAGACAATGACATTGATAGTGCCTGAATATGTTCTTAGACAAAGAGAAGCTAAGAAAAAAGCAGACGAAGCAACAAAAGAATTATCCTTAAAAGACAGAGTACCAAAACCCACTGGGTGGCGAATATTAGTCATGCCATACATGGGTAAAGAAAAAACCGAAGGTGGTATTCATGTCCCAGATTCCGTAAGAGAAAAAGAAGCAAGAGCCACAGTTGTGGCTTATGTTATTAAGATGGGACCTCTTGCTTATAAGGATGTAGACAAATTTGGAACTGACGGTGATTGGTGTAAAGAAGGCGATTGGGTGTGCATAGGTCGCTACGCTGGATCACGGTTTCAGATAGAGGGTGGTGAAGTTAGAATAATCAATGATGATGAAGTCATTGCAACCATTGTCAATCCCGATGACATAAAAACATACGGAGCCTAATGTATGCAAAACGCAAAACAAGAAGAACTTTTTGAAGAAGTGGAGGTAATAGATGACGCAGATAAAGAAGAAAAGGGGTCGCCCACCGAAAGTCAAGTTGTCGGAGATACCCAAACCACAACCGAAGATCAAGGTGTCGCTGATGACGAAGATCTATCGGAGTATTCAGAATCTGTTAAAAAGCGTATCTCTAAACTTACGAACCGTTTTAGGGAAGAAGAGCGACAGCGAAAAGCTGCAATCGATTATGCAGAATCTATCAAAAAACAGAACGAAGACCTCAAAGCGAGGTTAGATAAACTTGATAACAACTACGTTGGTGAGTTTGACACACGAGTAACTGCACAAGCAGAGGCTGCAAAAGAGGCATATAAAAAAGCATTAGAGTCTGGTGATGCAGATGCTTTGTACGATGCACAACAGAATATTTCTAGGATTGCCATGGAAGAGGCAAATCTAAAAAGATTAAAAGCAGATCGTGAAGAACAAGCAAAAAGACAAGAGGCAACACAAGCTCAACCTCAAGCTCAACCTCAAGCTCAACCAAAACCAGACCCCAGAGCCGAAAAATGGGCACAAGAAAATGAGTGGTTTGGGCAAGATCAAACCATGACTTATGCAGCTTTTGGCATACATAAAACATTGATTGAGCAAGAAGGGTTTGACCCAAACACCGAAGAGTATTACACTGAACTGGATAATAGAATTAGATCCGAGTTCTCACATAAGTTTTCGGACAATAAAAAGTCTAATGCTCCTAGAGTTGCATCTGCTGGTAATACAGCGTCAAGGTCAGGAGCAAAGAAGAGTAGGACAGTCAAGCTGACTCCATCGCAGATTGCGATAGCAAAAAGATTGGGTGTTCCTTTAGAAGAATATGCAAAGCATGTGAAGGAGTAAGAATATGGCTACTACAAACAGAATTTCACGAGAGACCACAAGTCGTGCAAATACCTCAAGGAGAAAACCTTGGCAACCTCCAGCAAAGTTGGATGCTCCCCCAGCTCCAGATGGATATGAACATAGATGGATCAGAACCGCCATTCGTGGTGAGGATGATAAATCAAATGTTTTTTCTAGAATGAGAGAAGGATGGGAACCAGTCAAAGCCGAAGAATACGGTGATGTGGCTGCAAAGTATCCAGTTATTGAAGAGGGTAAAAACAAAGGGATTATAGGTGTCGGTGGTTTAATGTTGGCACGAATACCCACAGAAACGGTGCAAGAGAGAACTGAATATTTTCGGGAGCAGACCCGCAATCAAATGACAGCCGTGGATGAAAACTTGATGAGGGAACAACATCCCTCAATGCCTATCCATAAACCAGATAGGCAAAGTCGTGTAACCTTCGGTAAAGGAAGTAAAATGAATACTTCTGGATCCGAGTAACTTTTAGAAGGAGCAATAAATGGCTAATGCAAACGTAGCTTTTGGATTCAAGCCTGTTGGAAAACATGGTTCAAGTCCAGCGACTCAAGGTACGAGTCAATACTTTATTGCTAGTGATGCTTCCGCGATCTTTCAAGGTTCACCAGTCAAAGCCGAGTTAACTGGCGGAACTATTCAGATCGGATCTGCAACTGGTAACGGAGACCAATTACTTGGTGTCTTTGCTGGATGTGAGTATGTGGATGCTTCCACTGGCAAGTTAAGGTTCAATAATACCTGGCCTGGTTCTGGGTCAGCTAATACTGACTTTGACATCAAAGGGTTTGTGTATGACGACCCATCACAGAGATTTATAATCGCTGCTGATGGTGGTAACACAAGCAGAGCAACTGCTAAAGTAGATATCTTCAAGACTGCTGACATAGTTGATGGAACAAGTGGTAGCACTACTACTGGCATTTCTTCTGCTAAGTTAGATATATCAACTGCTGAAGATACAGATACATCAAATTGTGTGATGATTTTAGGAATTCACGAAGATGTATCTAATGCAGATCACACTGCTGCTGGTGTTTCATACATAGTGAAAATCAACAACCATGCGTTAAACTCTTCGGATGTTGACGCTACTGCATCTTAAGGAGGGTCTAATATGGCTATTTCAAGAGCACAACTCGCCAAAGAGTTAGAGCCTGGCTTGAACGCTCTCTTTGGTATGGAGTATAATAGGTATGAAGGTCAACATGCAGAAATCTTTGACACAGAGGCTTCAGACAGAGCCTTTGAAGAAGAGGTCATGTTGAGTGGTTTCGGAGCAGCGCCTACTAAGCAAGAGGGTTCTGGTGTCACATTTGATGATGCAAACGAGGCTTACACTTCAAGGTATAACCATGAAACTGTCGCAATGGCGTTTTCAATAACAGAAGAAGCCGTAGAAGATAATCTCTACGATAAGCTATCTGCTCGTTATACGAGAGCACTTGCCAGATCCATGGCTCATACTAAGCAAGTGAAAGCAGCGAATGTATTAAATAATGCGTTTACAGCTGGAGCAACTGCTGGTGGTGATGGTAAGGCTCTATTAGCAACAGATCACCCATTAACAAATGGTGGAACTTTTGCTAACGAGCCTACAACTGCAGCAGATCTTAACGAGACATCTTTAGAAGATGCCTTAATTAAGATTGCAGGCTTCGTAGATGAAAGAGGATTAATTATCGCTCTAAGAGGTATGAAGTTAATCATCCCTAGACAATTACAATTTGTCGCAGAGAGGTTATTAAACTCCAATCTAAGACCTGGAACAGCAGATAATGATGCCAATGCTATAAGGAACATGGGAATGTTACCTCAAGGCTATGTCATCAATGATTATCTAACTGATACAGATGCGTTCTTCATTAAGACTGACGCACCTAATGGTCTTAAGCACTTCGAAAGGATGCCAATGGCAACTGCCATGGATCCAGATTTCGACACTGGAAATATGAGATACAAGGCAAGAGAAAGATATTCTTTTGGCTTCTCTGATCCTCGTGCAGTGTTTGGTTCACCTGGAGCGTAATAAAAAAATTACGTTTTATGAGGGCGACTGTTTGCAGTCGCCCTTTTTTTATGTATAATGAAAATAACCTTGACGAAGAATTAACTTCGACAATAGCCAAGACAAGGAGATTAACATGGCTAATACAACTTTTTCGGGTCCAGTCCGATCAGAAGGTGGTTTTACATCTATAAGTAAAAACGCTACAACTGGAGCAATTACCACACAATCTAGCATTAGTTCAGCAGGCGTATCATCTTTTGATGCCAATACAATGGCAACAGAAG